CTAATACAAATATAAATAATACTAATCTTACAGATAGTAATAGTAAGGTGCGTTTTAAAAAACCAACTTTAGATCAAGTTAAAAATTATTGTATCTTACGCAAGAATAATATAGATGCAGAAGCTTTTATTGCTTTTTATGAATCAAAGGGTTGGATGGTAGGTAAAAATAAAATGAAAAATTGGAAACAAGCCATTGTTACTTGGGAAAAAAGAGAAACAAAAAAACCTACAATGAGTAAGATACACCAACATATACAGAAAAACCTAAACGTAAAAGAGAAACTAAAAAAACAATTTAATGAGATTAATTAAAACAATGTCAAAAGAAGATTTGTTAATGTGTTCAGTAGATTTAGTTAGCAAAACATATATAGGCTTAGGGCAAAACAATGTTGAAGAAGATACTATAAGTTATATGTCTCAAGAATTGGCAGATGATTTGGCTAAAATTTATAAAAACTTTTATTTTGAAGATGCAGAAAATGCTTTTAAATTTGGAATAAGAGATGATTGGAAAACTGATTTTATACATTTTAATATTCCTGTTTATATTAAGTGGCTAAAAAAATATAAAGATTTAATATGGAAAGCAAGAGCAAAAGTAGATCAAGGAGAAAACCCTAAACAAGTTCCACATTATAGACCTGAACCAAAATTACTAAAATAAAAACTATTAAAATGAAAAAAGAAGAAACAGCTCCATTACAATTACTATTAAATGCACTTGAGGTAAATAGAAATAATTTTGAAAAGATATGTTGGCAGGAAGAATTTATAAATTATATAGAAAAAAATAATATAAAACTATATAAAGAAGCTAGAAAATTTGCAGATGATTTAGAAGCTGATGGATATTTTACAAAAGAAGAAAAGGAAAAATGGGGAATGAAATGATTGGATGGGTAATAATAACAGCTATTGTAATGTGGCTAATAAGAGAACTAAGATGAAATTAATTTACAAAAATCAAAAGAAAATGTCATCAAAATTTGGTGGCGATATGTATTATTTGTTTTTCAATGATGGCGAAAAGTCTTATAGAACTTGTATCTATACTGCTTTTAGGAACTATCATAAATGGGAACGCTTAATAAAAAACATCTCAAAAGGAGATATTGTTTTAAATTGTGTTGAGAAATCTAAGGGAATGATAGATGCAGATAGCACTCCTAAATATGGTGGCAATATATATGAAAACAATAAGTAAACTAAAAAAAGAATTAGATAAGTGGTTTAGCCTTTACATAAGACTAAGAGATGCTACTAATGAAGGAATGGTGCAATGCTTTACTTCAGGCAGGGTATATCACTATAAGAGCATACACGCTGGACATTTTATGTCAAGAAGATGTTTATCAACTAGGTGGTGTGAAATTAATGTGCAGCCACAATCAGCAGCAGACAATTTATTTGGACAAGGCGAACAATATAAGTTTGGACTTAATCTTGATGCTAAGTATGGAGAAGGAACTGCTGAAGAATTACAATATAAAGCAAGACAAATTCAAAAGTTTTCAAGAGTTGATTACGAAGAAAAGATAAGTTATTATAAAAAGCTTGTTAAAAACTTAAAAAAAGAAAAAGGAATAGAATAATTTTTTTAATAACTTTGACAAATGCAAAAAACAATATATGCAAATGAGCAGCACAAATCTATTATAGAAGCTTATTTGTTAATGTGCAAAAACTTTGCTGAAGAAGTTTCATCAAAACCACGCTACAATAATTATTTAGAACTAATAGATATAATAATAGAATATTCTAATAATTACGGAACAGGAACTAAAGAGAATGGAAACTTTTATGATTGGCTAATGGTTATTCCTATTAACTTATCAGTAGCAACTAATGGTTTTTTTGCAGGACTAGAAACAAAAAGAAACTCAGCAGTAATAAGGGCGTATAGAGTTTTGCTTGATCAAATGATACAAGAAGTAGCTGATAAGCTATATGAATTAGAACCTAAAAATGACTGAGATTTATATAGAAATATCTAAGCTAACAGATAAATTTAGAACAATGGCTTATGGATTAACAACAGATGAAAATAAGATTAACGAAGCAGTGCAAGAGTTGATGTTATATTTTCTACAAGCTAATCCTGAAGTGATTAGAGCAATTTACGAGAAAGACGGAATACTTGGTATTACTCGTTATGGAGCAGTTGCTTTAAGAAGGGCTTTAAGAAGTAAAAGAAGTAGTTTTTATTATAAGTATGAAAAGTATTATACACATATTGATAGCTTTAATGCTACTGCTAGTCAATCTACTAATCATATTGATTATGGAAATAATGCTGATTATTATAAGGCTTTATCAAATGTGCCAAATGAAGAAATAGACAACACTAAGTTAGTTAAGTTAGAAATGATAGATAAAGAATTAGACAAATTAAGTTGGTATGATAAGCAGTTATTTGAACTCTACTACTACGAGGATAATACACTCGATTCACTCAGTGCAAAAACTAACATAAGCAGAAATAGCATATTTACAACAATAGATAAAGTAAGAACATTAATTAAAGAAGAATTAAATGAAGATGTATGATCCTATAAAGAACAATAGTTTTGTAATGCAATTTGGTTTTAGGCATCCTGAAGATAGAAGGGTTTATGAATAAGTTTTTTGTTCCTAATGAAGTCTATGAAGATAGAATTACAATTTGCAGAAGTTGTATTTATTATTTTAAGCCAACAGGAACTTGTAAAGATTGCGGTTGCTTTATGAAGATTAAAGCACGACTAGCACCAATGGGTTGTGGTCAAGGTAAATGGCAGAAAACAACTGAGATAGAAACACCTGATGATTTACCACAAGAAATAATAGATGAGATATTAGATATGTGGAAAGACTTAAAAACAGGTAGAGCAAAAAACCAAGTAGCAAAAAAAAGGATGATAGAAACATACAATACAATCTATATGACTAATTATTCAACAGGAACTAATTGTGGCAGTTGTATATCAACTTGCTTTGATGGAATAAAAAAACTATTTAACACACTTAAAGAGAAACAAGCATCATCACTCTAGCAGATGGATAGTAAAGTTTGATGAAAATGATTTAGTAAGGGAAGTTAAACTAATATACAGCCCTGAAGAATATAGAGAATCAAAAAAACCAAGAACACTAAATACACAAGAAGGATTAATTAAAATATTAGAAAATGACAAAGAAAGAAGATTACAAACAAACTCCTGAGCCACATTATTACACAGGTAAATTATATGGATATTCAGCTAAGAATATAGTAGATGATTTTGACCTTAGTGCCTGGACATCACAAGCGGTTCAATATATACTAAGAGCAGGTAATAAAGAAGGCAGCTCTCCTGAGCAAGATATACAGAAAGCAATTAATGTATTACACTTTGAATTAGATAGGCTATACGAAAAGAGTAAAACTAGAACAGGACAATTAGTAGAATGACATTATACAAATGTAAATGCGGCAACCAAGAAGAAATAGGTAAACAAACTATTGGACTCAGGGAAGGGAAATGGAGAACAATACAAGCTCTTTGTGATTGTGGACTTTGGATGGAAGCAGAACCTGAAGAAGGTATGCCAAACTTAATAAGAACAGAAGCGTCTTTAAGTAAAAAGAAAAGACACGATAAGCTATGGGCTGGAGCAAAAGAAAAGCTAGTAGGAGAAAGAGGTATTAATGAATCATTTGACTAATGAGAAAACGTAGAACAAAAGCATACGTAAAATCTTTACAAAACAAAGGAGTAAAGTATTATTTTGAAAATCCTAATACTAAAATACAAGATATTGCAGATAAGTTTAACATAACAAATGAAAGATTAAGCACCGCTATTAGTAAAGAATTAAAAAAAAGGTTTGACAATAGTTTTGCAAGACTATGAACTTTGTTATTAATAATAGCCAAGACAAGCAAACGCTTTTTAATTACTTAAAAGAGCTAGAAACAGATTATATAGTTAAGGTAAAGAAACAAAGAAACAATAGAAGCAATATGCAAAACAATTACTATTGGTCGTGTATAGTGCAACCATTAGCAAATGAGCTAGGATATTTTCCTGATGAAATGCACGATACTCTAAAATTAAAGTTCGCAAGTGAATGGCAAAGCATAGAGATAAACGATAAACAAATAGGACTACAAATAATAAATAGCACGGCTAGAATGAACACCGGAGAATTTGAATTATACGCAGAACAAATAAGGATTTGGGCTTTAACGGAATTAGGAATAAGATTAATGCTACCAAATGAATACGAGTAATTTCTATTATATTATATGGATTGAATAATCAATCTTTTTCAATTATGGATAAAAGAATAAACAACGGAGGAGCTAGAAAGGGTGCAGGGCGAAAGTCTAAGGCATCTGAGCAGAAGTTAATAGAGAACCTAACACCTATGAATGAAAAGGCTCTAAAGTCCTTAGAACAAGGATTAGACAAAAAAGAACAATGGGCAGTTAAACTGTTCTTTGAATACTTCTATGGTAAACCACAACAAAGAGTAGATGTTACTTCAAATGATGAAAGTATTAATATGCCTTTAATAAACTTTGTAGAAACTGAACCTGAACAATAAATATCAAGCGTTATTTAACTCTAAGGCACGATACTTTATTATAACAGGTGGTAGAGGATCAGGTAAGTCATTTGCAGTTACAGTATTCCTTACGCTACTTACAATGGCACAAGGCATAAGAGTTTTGTTTACACGATACACAATGGTATCAGCACACTTGTCAATCATACCTGAGTTCTTAGAAAAGATAGGGCTGCTTGGATTTGAGAATATTTTTAGTGTTAATAAAGCTGAGGTTGTAAACTTAGGCAATCAATCTGACATACTATTTAGAGGTATTAAGACTTCAGCAGGAAATCAAACTGCTAGTCTAAAGTCATTACAAGGAATAAGCTGCTGGGTTTTAGATGAAGCAGAAGAATTAATTGATGAAGATATATTTGACACTATTGATTTAAGCATTAGAGAAAAGAATATCCAAAACAGAATAATACTTATACTCAATCCTGTTACTAAAGAGCATTGGATATACAAAAGGTTTTTTGAGGACAAAGGCGTTGAAGCAGGTTTTAATGGCGTTAAAGACAATGTATGTTACATACACTCTACATATTTAGACAATCAAGAAAACCTTTCACAGAGCTTCCTAGAGCGTATTAAGACTATAAAGCATAACAACTTTAAAAAGTATAAGCATAAGATTCTTGGTGGTTGGTTAGACAAAGCAGAAGGAGTAGTATTTGACAATTGGAGTATTGGAGAATTTAATCCTGATGGCTTACAAACTTCTTGTGGTATG